CGAGAATATTCGCCTCGCAATCTCTTGTGGCCCAGCGTGCGGCAAGCCAAGATTGAAGGCAGAGGAGAGGAAAGGAGAGGTAACTCCCCATCATCTGTCCGTGTGTCACAGGTCGTCCATCCACAAGTGGATGGAGAGAATCATGTGCGAGCTTACGAATAGCTCGAGGGATTTCAACAGCCTTAAAGAAAAGGCAATCCAACACGGTCTCCGCAACATCAATGCAGAGATTGTCAGTAGCAGAAACGAGATCTATAGAGATCTGGTTCTCATACTGACAAACAGATGATATCACCTTCGCAGTAGGAGGGCCAAATAGCCGCCACCCACAGTGCTTCGCCATGAAGGCATCAAGACACTGATGTAGCGGACCCAAAAGGTCCATTTCACCGTTGTAGATAATCAACGGCCGGACTTTCCCCGCGGAAAGTACCTCCTTATACCGACCTTTACAGGTCGGTAACTCTGTCTCAGAAGTACAGAGTCTGCGAAATTCTTCCTGCCTTCCTTTCCAAATGAAGTCCGCTCTAGTCTTACAGAATCTAGCGCTGGCGTTGGGAAGGAATTTACCTACATAGTGGCCGTAACGACGGTCCCACCATGACGGGAAGAGACGAGTAATCTCGCGCCTAACGAAGGCAAGATACTCGGGTGAAGAGGAGTGAGAAGAGAAAGCGTTCTCAGACCACTGAGAACGCTTGGACGGGGCATGGAGGCGGCAACCTGAGGGCAGGTTACGCTTCAGTGAAGCAACGGAATGAGCGAACTCCCATCGTTCACGCCTCCCTAGCCTCTGTAAGGAGACTAGGCCTTCCCTATCAGGTCTTACCTGAATTCGAGGGAACTTTGCAGGGGTATGCCCCTTACCTCCTGCAAGGAGGGAGAGAAGATATCTATCCAGGTCACGCACATCAGGTGTCGGCGTGGGCTCAAGCCCAAACCTAACCAAAATGATTGTAAAACCATTACGGACAGTTATCTTCGTATCGCTATTGGCCCGAAGGCAATGGCGACACGGTGGGTCTACAGCCACCGAGCGTGAACTCGGTTTCACACTGTAGGATGCCCCAGACAGTCGACAACGACTATCTCGGTACATATCTGGAAGAAAATCCGAAATATGTAGTCTCC